TGTACATCGTCAAGATATCGACAAGGCCGTAAATCGTAACATCAGTCTAAACCGTCCTTCCTATGGAGTTATAAATGGAAGTCCTAGAATTAGTGCAATCCGCGGCTTTTAAAGCCGGTATCATTCCTTCGTTCAATCCCGATGAACTACCTGGGGATATTCTCGAAGCCGGTAAGAATGCTCTTGTAAATGAAATATTGCCCGGACTTAACTGTGACAGAACACTCGACATCACCGTTACATCGAGAACATATACACCTGTCGGTGGCCGTATCGAACTTAGGCCGTTCAAACAGCCTAATGAGAATTTCGAAATTTTAGGCTATTGTGATATGACTACGCAGGAACTCATCACAAGTGACGGTGTTAACACTGGATATGCCAAACTGATGTATGCAAAGCATCCCGATTGGATTACAGCTACCACAATACCTCATGGCGGTGTTCTGTATATAAGGAATGATAATATTTGGCCGACAGATAATTTTGGTAACTTCAAAACTTTTGCATTTTGGAGTACTAATACTCAACTCGTTCAAGGTGATGCACCGACCAGTCCGACCGTTACTGATGGTGTCAATATAGACTTTCCTCCTATGCGAGTAGATGCCGTTATCGAAGAAGGCAGTCTTATTCCTTATGAGTACCTTTATCGTGAAGAATTTGAACGTACGTTTAAGACTGGACTTCCAGGAGTCTATACTACAGAGGAATACAATGACCGCATCGTTGTACTGATTAACGGTTCTGACCGTCCTAAGAAGTTAATCTTACCTGTGCCTTTACAGATTATTAACCGTGCTCATGACCATGCCGGTACAATCAACGCGCCTGAGAAATTCCGTAGGTACTTGATTGACGCAATCGCAGTAGCCTTGGCGATTACTTATGGAGTCGCAACCGTTCAACAAATGCAACAACAGATGGCCCAGTCTTATCAACTGTTAAAAAAGAATAAACCTCAGCCGTTACATAAAGCTAATGTATCTGAAATGATTTGCGATAAGTTAAGGCGTGATGTTTATACGCAAGGCAGGGTCTAATGGAAATAACAGAATTTAATGGCATCCAGCAGTATCATGATGGCCGGCCTGTGGCTGACTATTGTAACATGATACCTATGGCTAATTCGGTTATCGACCGTCAAGGCGAAATACTAGTTAATGATGTTCATGCAGATTCCGCAAATCCTGTTATTGAAACATTTGTAGATAGTAATGGGAACATCTATATTGCTAGAGCTCTGTCTTTGGAACTTGCTCAATATACCGGTGATGGACATATATTGAAACTCGGTGAGAATTTGCTCACATTCGATATGCCTATATCGAAGGCATCGTTCGCGGAATCTTCTACGAAGCCATCACAGGTCTATTTCTGTAATGGTGCAGACGTCTACTATTGGAACATCAACGAGCCGACAGTACCGGTAGACCCGTTCTGGGCAGACAGGTATTTACCTTTCAAGCCGATTAAATTACCGCTGTTTACAAACTTGAGCACTCTAAAAATAAATGGGACACCGATTGCCGACTATTGTTTGATGTTAAGCAATAATACTACGAATACCATTTACGATTTCGCTCCGGCTACCGGATATTCCGATGGCGACCCTCTCATCGTTGATAGTATTACGTGGTTCGATAACAGGCTAGTTCTTGTTCAGGTCGAAAAGAACACGGTTTGGTTGTCCAATATAGATATTAGTCGATTCACACAAGGTAATAATAAGTTGCCTAGTGGCTATTATCGGCCCGAGTTCCCATGGCAGGTGAATACATTGCCTGCCGGATATGAACCGGCTGTTATTACAAATGAACTGTTGGCTCATTACTATGCATCAACTGCATCGGCGGCCTCACTCCAGGATGCTATTGCTTTCGGCGGCAGTTTGTATTTCCTAAATGATTTGACTATCGAAGTTTGGAGCGCTACTGGAAACATCGACAATCCGATTCAGCACAATAGTCAAAACACTTTATACTACGGAGGCCGGTCACCCGTAATAATTGACGATACACTTTACTTGATTTGTAAAGGTGCTATTCATAATGATTTTATTGTCGGCATCCATCAGTCTGGACAAATGAAGGTGCTTAGTAATCCTGAAATAGAGCGCCGTATTCAAGCAGGTGCATTTAGAATCAGGCCTTTGTCTGTGCGTGATATGTCGCAGATTGTTGTGTATACCGACGATTCCTATGTAAATGGTTATGCTATTACCAAAGATGGCAAGTGGTGGCGATATTGGAATAATTCCGATAGAGCAATAAACTGGTCTATCGTGAACAAAGACGGCCATATTTTCGGCATATCAGTTGACGGTTCTATCCTGGAAATGGTAGATAATAGCCGACTTCATGCCGATGGTAAACCGATTGTACGTTCTATTACCGGCGGATTCTTGCAGTTCGCCAAGCGTCAAATCCTTCGTGATGTTGAACTTGTATGTGATACTGGCGTATACTACGACGCAAATTTGCAGCATAGACCGGAATTATTCCTACGAGTATCTTTTGATAGAGGGCATAACTACGGACCTTATTTGTACCGTAAGTTCGGTGCAAGTGGTGCCAACGACAGGGTAATCATTTGGCGAAATTGTGGCAGTGGAAACTCAATGCTCATACAATTCGGAACATCTAATAACGTCAGATTCCAATTATATGGAATTAGATTCAATCTTGCTTAATTGAAACTAGATTCTTTGAACAGAAACCGGTCTAGAAACCGGTTTTTTTATTTTCTAATATGGTTAATAGGTCAGAATAAAGACGAGCTCAGAGGCTCGTTTCTGTGCGAAATCTTTTTAAATTTTAAATAACAGTATAAGTCTAATTTTCGATTTTTTCACAAGTCGAATTTGGTAAAATTTAAATAGAAGTTTGTATATATATTTAGATAATCGAATGACCGATTATCATTATTTAGTAGGCCTATATGGACATTAGCGAATATCTAGAATGGCGACAAGCATTCCTGCAAAAGCCCATCGGTACGCCCTTGAATACTCCTCGAGGAAAATGTATCGTGGGCAAATCTTTTAATATAGATTCACCGGTACGCAACAACTACCATATGAAGAACCGCGAGCTCGAAGATGCCGAGTTCAATCTTATTTATCATGGACAAGATATGTCTAGTGAATGGAAAGACAGACTCTACGGCAATGACGATGCTTTATATGAAGCATACAAGAGCTTGAACATTTCATCGTTACTCACGAACGGTAAACGTCGAATGAGCCGTAAGAATATCATTTTCAATAAGGAATGTTGCCTTTGTTATTGGCAACTGCATGGTGATTGGCTCACAGTGATATCTCGTTCCTGGGATATTCAACGAGCTGGTATAAGTGATTTGATTCTTGTCAATCGAATAGCCATTGAACTCGGCTGTAAGTTTTTTAGAATTGTGACACTGTGCAACCATATCTATGAGGACCGTGAACACATCGCAAGGAGAAGCAATGAAAATCTTGGGCTTTGATATCGAAACCTATAAAGAGCATTTCTGTTGTGTAATGGAAATGTATGACTCAGAAACTCGACAAGTTATCGAAAAGGTAACTGTCACGGATAATGGCTCCGGGGTTACCCGTGAACACATGGGTGTTATCGAACATTATTTCGGTCAGGCCGGCCATATCATTTCTTTTAACGGAAAACGATTTGACTTACCGGTACTTGCCAAGATTAGGGCAGACCTCCGTCGTTCACCGTCTGTGCCACTCAAGTACATTTATCAAGATGCTCAGGCCTTGATTACCTATGATGATAACAATAATCCCATCGTAAAGAGACATTGCTACGTCAAGGAATGGTCTGCCAAACACTTCGACTTGCTGAACAATTGTCTGCTCAGGCATTCGTTGAAACAGTGGGAAATGTACTTCGGCCTTCGTATTCGTGAATTACCTTATGCTCCGGATGCAGAACTCACACCGGAAATGAAGAAGGAAATCGACGAATACTGTGCTTATGACGTTTTCGCTATGATGAAAATCTTTTGGGCATCGGGTTATGATGGTGTCGGTCCAGGTGGTACCGGTGGCATCTTGAATACACTCCCGGCTCAGGAAGTCTTGCTCGAATGGTGGCCGAAGGACTTGCCGTTCATCTTTGACAGAACTTCCCAAGGTATCGGTGCTGGCGTTATCTACGGGACAACTCAGCCTATCCCGCCGAAAACAAACCAGCCGTTGGCCTTGTTTGACCTCAACAGTTTTGATGTACCGCTCGATGTCAAAATGATTATCGGTTATATAGCAAAGGCACCGAGTATTGAGTTCGAAACAACCTACAAAGGTATTGTCTATGGTAAGGGTGGCGCCCACTTCATTCGTCCTGGACATTACAAGAATATCTATATCTTTGACTTTGCAAGCTTGTATCCGACTATCATCTCGAACTACGGTCTGCTCAAGACTAAGTATGCAAATGACAAGTTTGCTGAAATTACCAAGAACCGTCTCGAATATAAGAAGCACAAGAAAGAAAGTATGAGGTATTATAACCTCGACCGTGGTGCCAAATTACTCCTCAACTCTCCGACCGGTGCATTCCGTATTCGTTCTGGCGGTAGTCCGATGTACGACCCGGCTGCAGGTGAAGCAATGGCGTTCATCGGTCAGCTCACAATTTCCGAGCTCGTGTTCTCACTACCTGAATTTGAAAACCTTATCGAAGTGAATACCGACTCGGTGTTTGTACAAGGTGAAGCTAATGTACAGAAGTGCCGTGAAATGATTAAGTTCTTTAAGGAGAAACATAACCTAATCCTGGAAGAAGAACTTGTAGAGCAAATCTATATCCGCGATGTGAACAACTATATCCTTTATGACAAAGATGGTAATGTCCTGAAGGGTAAGGGTATCGCATATTCTGATATTAAGAATAAAGCATCGAACGTCGCTGTCTATACGGCTCTGTTCAATTCGCTCATCCTTCCTGAACTTAAACTCGACTGGGATAAGCATGAATGGAAAGACTTTGTAGTCAAGTACCATAAATCTGCAGCATCGAAATATGCTATGATTAACGGTGAACCGATGCCTCATAAGAACTACTACTTCATGTGGACGACTCGCGAGGACCCCGATGCAGTGCCAATTTCGTTCAGCCGTGATGTTATCGACCGTAAGAGTGGCGCAATCAAGGCTCGCTTCGGTGTTTGGTCACAGGATATGGACGAACTTGAAAAACATTTCAAGTACATCGACTTTGAACAGTATCGTCGCGACTTAGATGTTGAACTCGAACTGTGGCATAGGCCCGACCTCGTAACAACTCACCTTTCCAAAACTCAGCGTAAATCTCTAAAAACACTCCGTGATTTGATGATAAGGGACTTTATCTAATGGTACTAGACAAACTACTTTCTATCTTGGCTCAAATGCCAATGAAGTCACAGAAGCTGGTGATGCAGAAAATTGACTTCGTAAATAAATCACCATCGGAAGTTTATCATGATATCGTATCAACGATGCAATCGGTGGCGAAGTCCGCGAGCCAGAAGGCGGCCCTTGAGGTCTATGAGGCACTTCCAGTATCTGATGCAGACGTGGTGGCTGCATTCGGCGACAGACAGCCAATGTCCAGCCCTTTGACCTTCGATGATACTCAAATAGATTATATCAAAAATAATCTGTACCGAAATAGAAACGGTGATTTTCGTATTATTCCAAGGAGCAAGAACTGTAGCCCTGAGAATATGCCGCTCGATGGTCTAGATGCGGATGAACGTATCATTGATGCGAAACTCTTGCAGTCTAGACTTAACGAAGTTGGCGGTGTCGAAAAGTTTGACGGGCTCGATAAACTCAAAGAACAACCGTACGAAGGTCCCTATGATGGTTTATACAAATATCTTGCCCCTAACCTTCAACGTATAAACATCATATCTTCGTTTAGGCCGAGTGACCCATTCGGATTCTTTATCCGTGACGATGCTATGTATCGTAATGTCTGTGCACAGATGACGACTGTAGACCCAAAATATGTTAGCCAGGAAAATCTTGAGCGGTCTATGCTCTTGCTGTTTCTCGTGAGTGGCGGCCACCTCGATGACTGGGCTCAGCTTTATCGTGTTATTCACTTTATCGTTCGATTCCCGGACAGTGCAACTGGTATTATACTTTATCTCAACGACTTCGATGCAGGTGGAAATGGAAAATCAAAACTTGTCAGCATATTGCAAACGATGTTTGGCGACACCTTTACCGCGTTCGCACCTCAACAACTTCGCTTTACTATGTCCCTTATGGGGAAACGGCTCGTGTCCATATCTGAGTTTGAGGCCAATGGAGTTAATGACCAGCTACAAGGTATTATGAAATCTATGACAGGTCGTGACCACTTTCAGTACGAAGGCAAGGGAGTCGACCCGATTGTAGCCGATACATACCAAAACTTCGTAATCAGTTCAAACCGCTACATATACTTCGAAGATAGCGGTATCAAACGCCGCTTGCAGAACTTCCACTGCTCGAACCTTTTGCATGCGATGTTGACTCGGTACTGTCATAATCAAGCCTATCTTGACCGGTTCTTCGGGAATATCTTTGATGGGACCGCCCAAGAAATAAAATTAGGGATGGCTCATTCACTGCTAGATTATATCCTCAAAGACAATATTGTAGAGCCGTTGAATATCAAACCTCAGCAGATTGTGCTCGGCTCGCTCAAGAACCCTATCCTTCGTGCTCTGTTCAGTACTCACATGAACCCGGATGCTTTCATATGTGAAGAAGGTGATGGCTGTCGCATAGACATCTATCGTCTTAGTTCCGAAGCCAAACCAGAACAACTGAACTATGCCGCATCAACCATCCAGTCCTGGTTCCCCGATGTAAGTTTCGAAGTCAGCCGTGACAGTTCTTGCTTGACTTGTGATATTCCCGAACAAGTATTTATCAAGAGACTTCAAGCTAGACTACAGGAACTCGACGAGATATCTAGAAAACTTAAAAGCAAGACCGGCATCATCTTGGACAATTGTAAATTCAGAGACTTCAATAGTGCTATACTTGTTAAAAAATTCCTAGGCGATGCTATTAAGGAATATGAAATTCCATTTAATGAAACGACACAATATATGGAGGTATGCTAATGACCTTACTCGCATATGCCGGTGAGAATGTTGTCTTGTACAACATGTATAAATACAACAATAGTAAGGTTGTCGAGAGTTCTGCACTGTCAGACGAAGAATTATTAAAGTTACACGAACTAACCCATAGAGGATAACATGGAAAACCCAAACGATGCAGAACGTTATGGCTACGAAGGTGAAATGATACCATTGAAGTGCGACGAACTGAAAGCATACAAGGCAGACGTGACTATACCCGTGTATGGCACGATTGCGGATGCGGAGGTCTACCTCAAGGAAGGTGTGGATGACGCCATCGCGGAACTAAAGGAATTTGCAGAAGATGCCTGCATTGAACGTGATGACAACCAAACCGCCATTGACGAACTGCAAGCAGAGATTGCGGAACTCAAGGCGAAACTTGACAAAGTTACGGCAGAGCGTGACGGCAATCAAGTCTGCATAGATGCGCTCAAGGCGAAACTTGAGGATGCGAAGGCCACGCACTACGCAGAGAGCATGGATGTGGGTATGCGTGAGCGCAGGCTCAAGAGTGCGTTGTGGTTGGCGAGGGCTGAACGGGCAAAGGAAAAACAACAACTATTTCATTTCTCTCTTGATTATGAGAAATTGTGTATAGACGGATTTTACGACCCATATAGCGGTCGCAGAGAATTGTCGCCGAAACAATGGATTAAGGTTTTTAACAAAGTAGAAGTCAAATGTCTCAAGAAGGCAGAGGAGTACAAATGACACAGGAAGAACTTGACAAAATCGTTGAACAGCACCAGCACTGGCTCAAAGAGGACTGCGAAGGCTGGGAAGAAATGCGTGCCGACCTCGCGGGCGCCAATCTCGCGGGCGCCAA